ACATATGTGGATAATGTGGAAGATATCGAGGCTTTGTTTGATGAGGTGGTGGAAGAGTTAAAAAAGCACAACGCAACCAAAACGAAGATCAGGGAACTTCAGGAGAACCTTCGGAAACAGGAGAAGGTGCAGGGCAACTGAGAGATTCTGCTGAAACGTATGACATGATCGTTCTGAAATCCCTAAGGTATCTGGATATGCATGATTTTACAGAAATCAATCGGATGACAATGTATGAATTCTGTGTGCAGATGCAGGCCGCCAGGCTCAGACAGGTAGACAGGGAATACGAACTTCATCTGCTGGCATGGGCTTGCTGGGATGTTCAGTCGATGAAAAAGCAGGGAAAGAAGCGTGTCCCGGTATATCAGACGTTTCGGCAGTTTTTTGATTATGAAGCAAGGGAAAAAGAAGCCTATACCGGAAAGCAGGCAGAGAAGACCGGTATTGGAGTACGGATCATGCAGGCAATGAAGCGGCAGAAGGAAGGGATGAAGCCAGGTGGAAAGTTATAGTGTACAGGCTGTATTGAGCGTTGCTGATAAAGGATTTTCAACTAAAATGAATGCGGCTGCAAAAACTATGGATGATATGGATTCCAGTGCAAAGAAGTCATCTGCCAGTATTGCAGACATTGCAAAAGGCGCAGGCGTGTTTAAAATCGTGTCTTCTGCCGTTGGAGTACTGAAATCTTCTCTTGATGGTGCGATCAGCAGATTTGATACCTTAAATCAGTATCCGAAGGTTATGCAGCAGATCGGTTTTTCAGCAGAGGATGCGCAGACATCCATGGATCAACTGTCTGCCGGTATCGATGGACTTCCAACATCTCTGGATGGGATTGTATCATCTACACAGGGGATTGCTGTCCTGACAAGAGATATTGATAAGGCGACGCAGACTTCAATTGCATTAAATGATGCATTCCTGGCTTCGGGATCGGCTACTGCTGATGCTGAAAGGGGTCTGACGCAGTATGTGCAGATGCTGTCAAAAGGAGCGGTAGACCAGGAGTCCTGGATAAGTTTGCAGGAAACCATGGGACCGGCATTATACGAAGTGGCGGCGGCTTTTGGTTATGCAGGAACGTCTGCTGAGAATGATCTGTATGCTGCCCTTAAAGACGGTGCGATTACCTTTGATGAGTTCAATGACAAACTGATCGAGCTTGACGGAGGTGTTAATGGATTTGCAGAACGTGCAAGAACTGCCAGCGCAGGAGTGGGAACTTCTTTCCAGAACCTGCACACGGCTGTCGTACGTGGAATGGAGAAAGTGATCCGTGCTGCGGATAACAGCCTGACAGAATCGGGACTTCCGAACTTCCAACAGAGTATTGAAACGGTAAAAACGGGAGTCAATACAAGCTTTACAGTAGCAAGTGATGCCGTTGGGAAATTTGTAAAGATCGCCGCACCTGGAATAAAGACAGTAAAGGAAAATCTGGATGTTCTGGTTCCGGTTCTCGGAACGGCTACGAGCGGATTTGTAGCATATAAGGCAGCAATTGCTATCGATGATAAAGTGAAAAAAATAAATAATGCCTGGAAAGAGTCAAAAGAGCGGCTGCAGGCATTGAAAAGTGTGACCGAGCTTCAGACAAAAGCGACTAAGGCGCAGGAAGCAGCAGTAATTGCAGATGAACGTGCACAGAGACTGAGCATAAAGGCCAATATTGCACAGAAAGAAGCAGAGAACGCACAGGCAGCGGCAAAAGAACTTGCAACAAAAGCTGTAAAGGCAAAAGCAGCGGCGGATTCGGTATCTTCGACATCTGTGAG